CCGGATCGATATCGTCGTAGGGCTGCTGCAGCATGGAGGCGAACAGCCTGACTCGAAGTTCCACCAGCCCGGTGGTCTTGTTCAGCCCCGATGCGCTCCCCAGCGGGATGGTGCGCTGAGCCCAGATGGCTACCGTCATACCTGCAGTGGGAGCGGACTTGGGCTCGTGGCTGTTGACGGACTCGAACAGGCCCGTCTTCTGGGCGTGCGAGACCACTGCGGCGACTATTCCAGAGACGTTCATCAGTTCATCGTCTCCAGGTACGGCTGCAGGATCTCCTGGGCCATTGCGGCGGCCTGTCGCTCCACCTGCTGGCCGATCATGCGGAAGGTGGCGTAGCCCTTGAACCGAGTGGTCTGATTGCGGGAGCCGACCCCTTCGAGCCATGGACCGTAGAGCACGCCGCTACCGGGCCAGCCGTCATTGATCGCAGTGCCATCCGCGCGGCGCTCGGTCTGAATCTTGGACTCGTAGTATCCAGTCGGATGCTGAAGCACCTCACCGAGACGCTCCTTGACCTGGGTGAAGGCGTACTGTCCCACCACCCTCTCCACCTCTGTCAGGTAGGAGTCCACCGCATGGGCGGCGATACCGTCGAAGAGCGGACCGCTGATCTGAACAGTGGACATCACACCACCCGGCTTCGGGCCTTGCGACCATACCGGGCGAGCGCCTGCTTGCGGATGGCGTCCAGGGACATCCCGACGTTGGTCTGCGCGCCCGCTCCCTGGCCCTGCGTGCGCGCGTAGCCGCCCTGCTCCTGGAGTACCGAGTTCAGGGCCTCGCCGACCGCCAGCTCCTTCACCAGCGGCGGAATCAGCGCCCGGGTGATGGCTGCGGCTCCGGAGTGGGAAGCGGCAGTACTGCCGAACGATCCGCGCGTCACGGTCACAACGCGCAGAGCGTAGATCTCAGCGCCCGAGTGGGCCGCCAGCACGGAGCCATCCCACGCCCTCTTGACCGTGAGGTTGTTGCCCGCGACGTCCACGATGAGCATCCGCTCGGAGTCCAGCAGGACGATCTCCCCCGAGGAGAACTTCGTGCCATCGGTGACCGCAAGGGTGACGTCGGCCGCGCTCGCGGTGGATACTCCCGAGCCCTGCTGCGCCTGGGTGGTATCCACCATGGTCTTGTCGGTGGCCAGGATCCTCTCGGAGCCGATCATGATGACGTCCCCGACGCCTATGACGGCTCCGTTAGTCACGGTGATCGTGGCATCGCCCGCTCCGCATCCGACCGCGAGGGCTCCGGCGGTGGTGAAGGTGTCCTGATAGCCGAATGTACCGGTGATCTGCACGTCCCGCTGAGGCGTCGAACCCTGGCCGAACGAGGCGCTGGAGGAGCGGTCCAGCTCCATGAAGGTGAAGGGTGGGGAGTAGTTCCACGGACCCCAGAAGATGTTCGCGGCGGTGATCACGTTGCCGCCGGAGGTGACCACCGGCACATTCGTCGTAACGTCCGCCAGCTCGCGCTCGTCGAACCAGATGCGCCACGGGTAGGCGTACTGGAAGTTGGGCCAGTCGAAGAACGCGGTCTGGATCACGCTGTAGAAGCGGCGGTGCAGCAGTCCCTCGATAGAGCGGGAGGCGGATTCGATGGCCCGGTCGACCTGCGCATCGGAGCGCGTGGTCAGCTTGATATCCAGGGCTGCCTTGACCTCTTCGCGCGTGGCGTAGCACGCCGTGGAGATGGCCATCTCTCGCCTCCTTCGCCTGGTACTTGCTTTCTCTACCGAGAACCCCGTGGGGTGGGACCTGGAGCGTATGAAGTTGTGGATCTCAGTGTGTCACGCCTGACGGCGAACGGGTACTAGCAGCCGATCGCGGTCTGGGTGGTCAGCGTGGTGGCAGTACCAGCCCACTTGACGTACCAGCCAGCGGGAAGGCGGAAGCTGAGCAGATCGTCGGCCAGCGGCGTGGCGCTCGCCATGAGCGTGTTCGCGGGTGTGCTCGTCGGACCGACGGCCAGGGTGAAGCCAGTGCCCGGCGTGCCGATCTGGAAGTAGACGATGTAGTCACGCGTAGTGTCGGCGAGCTGCGCGGCTACAGTGCTGGCGAACGTCGGAGTCAGGATTGGCGCAGAGCCGGAGGTGTTGACGCCATCCGCAGGGGACATCACGCCCGAGACGGCCAGCGTGCCGCCCACGGACAGGTTGCCGGAGATCGTGCCGCCGGTGGCGTCGATTCCTGGATTGAAGAGGGGCACGTCAGATCACCACTGTGTCGTTCGGGCGGAGCCGTTGGCCGAGGCCCAGATGCCATCGACCTGTCCTGCGTAGAGAGGCTGAGGGAACTCGTAGTAGCCACCCGCCGCGACCTGCACGGTGTAGCTCGTGTTCGAGGCCGTGACGCCGAACTTCAGGTACAGGACCGCCGTGGAGTCGTTGTAGACCGTGCGTGCGCTCTTGCTGCTCGCGGCGGCGAAGATCGTCACGTTCGTGGCGCTGGAGGCGACGTTCGCCAGGGTGGCCGACGTCGGATGAGTCGTGGTCATGCTTGCCTTCCTGGCTACATGCCGGAGTGGATGTCGGGATCCCAGTCACGGGGGTAGGACCATCCGTCGAACTTGCAGAACCATACTCCGGCGCGGCTCGGCGGCCCAGGCTGCAGCGGCTCCCCGTCATTCGGACAGGCGATCGGAACCTGGGTCTTGTAGTAGGTCTGGTATTCAGACTGGAGCACCAGGGTGGAGTACAGATCCCATCCCATCACGCCCTTGTCAGCCATCGGATGCCTTCTTCCCGGCCCCAGGAGCGCGCCTGAGCGCTCCGCGCGCGGCCTTGCGGGGCTTGATCACGCGGGGCGCGGGCAGGGCCTCAGAATCGATCTGGGTGTCCTGCCCGCCCCGAAGGTACTCGATCTGCTCGCGTGAGAAGTCCGGCCACTGATAGGACGGCGCGATACTGGACGTGCCCTTCATCGCGCCGTCCCTTCCTGGCTAGGAGACCGAAGCCCCGGTGTCGAGCGGGATGTAGGTGATGTACCAGTCGACCTTGCCGCCGTGGCTCGCCCCGGTGGACTGTGTGATCGTCCCCGCGTTCACCACGAACGGGGTGGTGACGAACGTAGCCGAGCCAGCGATGTTGGAGGTCACCAGTGCGCCGCCCGTACCGCTGGACGCCTGGATGCCGATCCACGTGCCGACCTCAGCACTGGTCAGTGCCGTGGTGGTGGCGATGCCGTCTACGTCCAGGGTTCCAGCGGTGGGCGCGGTGCCCAGGGTCAGGACCGGGTCGGTGGTCAGGACCGTGGTCACGCGCCCCAGGAACGAGGTGATGAGCACCGCGCCCCCGGCGACGGTGAATAGGGTGGATGTGGCGGTCTGCGGGAACGCCACCGCCGTCTTGACGACCTGGAAGCCGAATTCCAGCTTGCGCAGCTGCTGCCCCGCGATGAAGGTGTTGACCGTAGCCATCTCAGCCGCCCTTACTCGCCCGGCAGGGACAGGTTGGCGGGCGTGCGCTGGTAGGCCAGGTCGTGCAGGACCGCGATGACCGTACCGGTGCTGGAGGGTGTGACGTACACGTAGTTGAACGTGTCGTCCAGCATCGAGGCCAGCACGTCCACCGCGATGACGTGCCCCGTGGTGATCGTCCCAGTGGTGTCGTCGGCCAGGGAGTGCTTCACCCAGTGCAGCGAGCCGTCGGTGTCGCTGTTCTCGTAGTAGCGGACCGGGAACGAGCCCTTCGTGCCATCCGCGAGCAGCTGCGCACCGGTGCCGGTCTTGTCCTGCGCCTCGCCGAACGCAAACGTGTCCGAGTTGGCGGACGTGCAGAAGAAGGTGATGCCGGAGCAGTCCTTCATGTTGATGTACAGCCCGGCTGCGACGGGGACGCAGTCGATCAGACGCCCGAGGGCCTCCATGCCAGCCATGCTGGCCTCCTTATGCTACGGCTCGGTCTGGGGCTAGGGGTGCCGGTGCCTAGCTTGCCTACTCGGGCCAGGGTCGCGGCGGTCGGATGGCCGCCGCGACTTAGCCCTACCTGGGTGTCGGGGTTAGCGGCTCGCCAGCTGGACGAAAGGCGAGAGGGTGTTGCTGGAGCCATTGTGCGGGGTCAGCGCGCTGCGCAGCCACGGGCGACCGTCCACGCGCTCGATGATCCTGTAGGCGACCTGGTTGTTCTTGAACAGGTACTGGTCGGAGGAGTCCACCCGGATCTGCTGGCGGTCACCGATCAGGTAGTACGAGAGGTCCACGAAGTTGATATCACCGGTGGTTCCGAGCTTCGGGACCTTCTCGGTGAAGATCACCGGACGGCCCAGGATGGTCATCGGGGGCATGTCGCTGCCCGGCTGCGACCAGCCGCCGATCCAGACCGGCCCGCCGCCGGTACCCACGGACAGGGCCATGCGCGCCAGCTGCGGGAAGGTGTCGATGGCGCAGATCCACACTGCGTTCTTCAGCGACTGGGGGAGCATCCGGGCGTACATGTCCGTGACGTTTTCCCAGACGATCGTGCCAGCGTCCTGACCGGTCTGCGCGCTGACCGAGACCGAGGCGTCGCAGTTGATGAAGCCGAGCGGCTGGTCTGCCGCGCTACCGGTCAGGAACGCGACGTCCTCGAAGAACGCGAGACCCTGGGGGACCTTGGCGTCGAACCAGCCGGAGAAGGCCGGAGCGTCGTCAAGCAGTTCCTGCGGAACCGCGAAGTAGCCGGTGAACTTGCGGGCCTCCAGCATGATGCGGCCGAAGGTGGCGGTGGACTCGGTCAGAGCCACGCCCTCCTCGCCCCAGTAGAACTGGATCCCACCGAAGATGGTGGTGGCGTGGCTGGTGTCGTCCACGGTGGGGATCGGAACGCGCAGGGTGGTCATGGGGATGACGGTCGCGCGCGAGCGCACGATCGACTCCTCGATGGCCAGCTGCAGCAGCTCGGAACGCATGATCTCCGGGATCAGGAACCCGCCCGCGCCCGGCTCCTCGGAGCCGAAGGAGTTCTGGAACTCGAAGATCTTCATCAGCGTCTCGACGCGCTTGTCCGCCCCGACACGGCTGGACATTGTCTTCTTGTCGAAGATCGCCGCGCAGTACTCGCCGATGGAGCTGAAGCGGTCCTCCGGCTTGAAGTGCTCCTCCAGCTTGGCGCCCAGGGACGACTTGTTGTACATGCCC